AAAAAAAGACTGCTGTCTTGCTTTTTGGCAAGATCGCAGCCTTTTTTCTTGGGAACTTTTTTTTACAGCCCCTTTTTGTGTTAGAATATTTTGACAACTAAAAAACGGCTCTCCACAATAGCGGAAAGCCGTTTTTTACATATTGGTCGGAGTGACCGGATTTGAACCGACGACCTCTACCACCCCAAGCCCACGCACGAAGTGCGCAGGGCGTTTTTTATGTCCGAAGCATTAAATGTTGAGGGTGCAGGGCGCACAAAGCTGTGCTGTGCGCCTTGCCTGCCCCCTGCCTGAGTGGCGGTCGCCAAAGTTTTGAACGCAGTGAAAAACTTTGTGTGACATCGCCACGCGCCCACCTCTGGGGTGCAGGTCTGCACACTGTCGCAAGGCTGTGCGTTCCCTTTGTTCTGATTGTGTCATATCGGAGCTACAAACAAGCACCGCTTCTCAACTTTAATCCGTAGTGGTCAGCACTTTGTATCCTCGCCGTTTAGGCGACGGCTTGAAGTGTGGATTGTGATTTGTTATCCGTCTTTGTCTTGGTTTATCTTTATGATGATTTGCCCTAGTTTCACAAGCGTTTCATTCTGCTGTTTCAATAGTTCCGTTTGCTCCTTGTTCCTCTTTGAAAGATCATTAACAGTTTTGCAAAGGTCAAGAAATTTGCAGATTAGATAAATAATAAGCAAAAAGATTAACGCATCTATGATAATTCGTCCTATAAGTATATATGCTAAAGTCTTGTCTAAACCAAACATTTATTTCTCCTTAATTTTTACAACAGCGCTATTATTATTCTGCTGTGTTATGTTGTATTTGCTGTTACTGTCTGCTTTGTAGCCTATTCCCCTTTTGTCATTCGTCAGTCCTGCTATATAATCAATACTCACTTTATAAAATTTTGCTAACTGTATAACTTTTTCAAATGGGATAGGATATTCACCTGTTTCCCACCTACTATATTGCTTTTGAGAAGTGTCAAGAATTTTCGCTATCATGCTTTGATTTAGTTCCATATCCTCTCTTAAATCTCTAAGTCTTTGATAATAATTAATAAAAATCACCTCACTTATTTGTTTATTTATACAAATTATATCATAGTACATAATTGTTCTATTGACAATAGTACAAAAATGGGGTATATTATATATGTCGGTAGTACATTATTGTACTAAGTCCTCGAACATAAAGATAACTACGATTAAATCGGTGAATGACGACAGCCTGAAACGGAAAAGTCTCGAATGGTAGGTAGTAGCCGTGAACGTGTGCATAATAGGTAGCACTCTATGAAACTTTCTTAGAGTTTTGGCACTAAAGAAGCCACCGGGTAAGTATCTGTTTATCTTATGTTTATTATCACAAATTTAAAGGCACGAGGAAAAGCCGAAAAACCTCAGAAAGGAAAAAAACATGAAAACAACTATCGTAGGCTGGACAAAAAAGAAAGCATTTAACGGAGTTATAGAGGGCAAGCAGATAAACAGCCCTGAAAAGGTCGTCTTTCAGCTTCTGCAGGAAGTTGATAACCCCGACTGTCATGGAAAAATGGTCGATACACTGAAAATACCGACCGAAAATGCAATCAGACTTAACGGAAATTCTGAGGATTTCAATAAGCTTCTCGGCTGTGATGTAATGCTGAACTATCAGATTTTTAACGGACGTTCTCAGCTTGTTGATATCACCGTAATCAATGCAGACGGAACACTTCACCGCAACACAAAATAATTAGCGGTGAAACCGCTGTTATAAAAATTTAATAAGAAAGGAGTTTTGCTAATAATGGAAGCTGTAACAACAATGCTTAGTAATGCCGTTACTGTTTTTGGTTCTTGTTGGGACGCTATGACAAGCAACGTACCTATTGCAATTCTTGTAGGTCTGTCTCTTCTCGGCTCTGGTGCAGGACTTTTCGCAAAGTTCAGACACGCTGTATAAGCAAAACCATTTACATAAGCGGAGTAATTCAAATTGCTCCGCTTAATTTTTTTGAAAGGAAGTTGATAAATTGAGAAAAAAGATTAAGCAAGTGTTGTGTATGATCTCTGCACTTGTTGTGATGATATGTTGTGCTGTTCCTGCATTCGCTTTAAAGCAGTCTGATGGTTCTGGTGGTATGAAACTTTTTATTGATATGGCGTTGAAAAAAATAAATTCTGACTTGGGTTTTACACCCGATTCATATATAGCCTTTTATTCGCCTAACCGCAAAGAGTACTCTCTTATATATCTTGTTCCTGACACTGTTCAAAAATTTTACCTTAATTTGAGCGGCGGTGATATAGATACTTTGAATCAATCACAATTTTATATTTCAAATTATCATCGTCATTCTGATGACAACAAAACATATCGGTATGTTTATCGCTATAATGATAAAAATCAACTTGTATTTAAAGCTCAATCTAGTCTTTTTGAATTTTCTGCCAATATAGGTGATATATCCAGTGTTAGTTGCGGTGTTGCTATGCACGTTGGTGTCGATTCTGATAATGGTGCTGATACCTATGTTTATTATCATAATGCTAAGGTTTATGATTGGTCTAACCCTGATAAAGATGTAACCCCTACAGACCCCACCGTTGTTCCTGCTCCGTTTACTGTTACATATACACCTGAACTTTCATTGAATATGCAAAATAAAATTTACTATCCGTCAAAGGGTGGTGCTAATGCTGATGAAAATGGACTTGTAGCAGCTGAAAATAATAATATAAACCTTGATATAAAGCTTTCACCTGAGTTTTTAAAAACGTTCAATGAAAAAGACTTAGGAAAAGCTTACGGCTCTGGCACTTATGCCGTTTTATGTTGTCTTTCAAAAAATCTTCTTAACGCTGGTGATGATCTACAACGTTTCTTTGATGAAGATGTTGTGCTTTATGCAATGAACCATGACGGCAATTACTACAAGGGTCAAGATGATGAAAAAATTAAGTCTGACGGCTCTTCTTCTGACGATTTGAATAGTAATGATACTGTTGATACTTTTGAGCCGTATTTAACATTATATCAAGGTCGAACGCCTATTTATACTATTCCTCGTGACGGCAAGATTACTGTATCTTTTGATCTCACTTCTATTGATTATAAAACACATGGTCTTACTGATGATAGCAAGCTTTATGTTAATGTTATCGGTGTATTTGTAAAGAATAACGGTCATGTTACTCCTCAGAATGGTGAAAAAACAGAAGATACAAATTCTTCAACGTGGCTCGGCTCGTATGCCTATCAAGAAGATTTTACAAACCTTAAGACGTGTGAGAAGATTGATGATTTTGTAAAGTCCGTTGATGAAGAAACAGGCAAGCCTGAAACATTCAAGGCTTATCGTGTTTATTCTGTTATTTCAGACCCTTTCTCTTATGAGAAGTTTCCTGATTATGTACCTAAAGTATATAAAGACAAGGACGGAAATACTTATAATCCCTCGACTACAAAGCTTAAAGACTTGTGTAATATACCGCCGTCAAAGGTCACTGACGTTGACCTTGCTAAGGGTTCAGATGGTGTTATAAATGATGGTTCATATATGCAACCTGATGATTATAACAAATATCTTGATAAGAAAAAAATTAATGCAAATTTCGGCTCTGTTGATTTCACGGATATAAAATCTATATTCAGTACAACGGGTACATATTGGGATTTTCTCACCGCCGCTCTTTCTTGTTTGCCGTCATGGTTTTATGCTGTGTTCTCTGCATGGTTTGTGCTGTTCTTAGCTATTGCGCTTATCAAGCTTGTTTTACCTACGTGAGGTGAATTATGGATATAATACATGGTATTGAATTAGTTTTTAAATTCCTGATGAACTGTATGTCTTATACGTTTCCATTTGGCAAATACAGTTTTACTCTCGGTTCGGCTATTATAGGCGGTATGCTTTTATCAATCAGCTTGACTTTATTATATTTTATGCTTAGAAAGTAGGTTTATTATGTTAGTAAATATTGTTTTATTTGTCCTCGTTGCTCTTATGGTCCTTTCTCTTGTATGGCTCGTTAGGAGGTAGAAAAATGCTTAACTTGGTTTTGTTTATACTCGTTGTCTGCTTTATGGTTTGTACTATAAGCGGTGTTATAGGTTTCTTCACTGACCTTAGAAACTTTAAAGCTGAACATGAGTTCAGCGGAAACAGAAAACAGCTTATAGAGTTTCTTATGTTCGGTGAAGATGTTGAAATAAAAGCCGTTCCTGCGGTTGAAACTGATGATTGTGAGGTGAACGATAATGAAAGTACACATAGTGTTTGATGAAAATAACCCATTTTTTCAGCTTTTGAAGTCAATGGGCTGTGATCTCTCGCAAGAAGTCATGAATAGATATGACGCTTTGCTCCTCGGCATGGCTTTTATATTCGCTGTGGTTATGCTTTGTATCTTCTGCAAGTTCTTTTATAATGTGATGATACGCATGACACGTTGTGCAAGTGCTGTGTAGGTGATTTGTTATGATTATATTTGACTACATAAAACAAATACCGCCCTTTATCACCTATGAGGTATATGACCACCTTTTTGGTGCATACTTCAATAATTCCGCTATCTTTCAAGGTTGGGGCATACATCTTTATACCGGTAAATTCGGAACAGGTAAAACCTCAACCCTTGCTCAGATAGCATATAACTATTGCGTGCGTTATCCTCAGTTGTCTATACTTACAAATATCAATCTTCAAAACTTCCCTGAGTGGACGAATATTTATAAGCTTAATTCCGCACAAGATATCCTGCACGCTCCTAAGAATTGTATAGTCGTAATTGATGAGATAGGCACTATCTTCAATTCACGAGATTTCTCAGGTGGTAAAAGAGCCGTCTCTAAACCGCTTTTTCAGCACCTTTGTCAATGTAGAAAGCGCAAAATGATGATACTTGCTACAGTGCAACGATTTAATCTACTTGATAAACAGATACGAGATATAACGGCTACAGTGTCAACGTGCCGTGCTACATTCCGTCACCCTTATACACGTCTTATTAAGGTTAAAACCTATGATATAGACGAGTATGAAGCGTATACGGAGAATAAGTCATATATGCCGAAAAAGCTTTACAGCCGTTTGTATTTGCAGACTAATCAGAGTCGACAGCTATATGATACTTCTCAGCTTGTAGATAATATGCTTGATAAGGAGTACATCAGCGACACGGAAATACTTGCCAATCGTGGAGTAGATGTCACAAGTGACATCATGCACGATAGAAAGACAAGCAGAAACCTGCGAAAAAGGCGTGGCGTATAGCCACGAGCGACCGCAGGGGCGAGCGCTTGCGCCGCCCTGCGGTGCGTGTGGCTATTACTTGATATTAGCCACAAAAAGCACTCACCTAATAAATGGGAGTTGATATAAATGTCCCTAAAAATGTCTTCTAAAGAGGTCAAGTGCAATACAAAGATAAAGGAATATCGTGACGGCAGTTACACTATAACACGTTCTGATCGACACATATTTAAAGACCCTGCATTTGAGTATCACTGCAAGCATGAGCATAGTATTGACGAACGTTCAAGACAAGAGCAACTTAAAACGGCTCGTGAAAATTACATATGTTATTTTGAGTATGAGGACGAAAACGGAAACATAATGCTTGATATGCTTGATACTCGTAAGTTTAAAGATAAGCAGTCACAAAGCGGTGAAGTTCGTTCCGATAGTGTTCAAAGAGCAAAGCAAAGTATCTTTGATATAGTTTATCAAAATGATTGGAAATACTTCCTTACTATTACCTTTAATGGCGATAACCTTGACCGCACAAACCCTAAAGAAGTCATAAAGCCTTTGAAAAAATGGCTTGAAAATGCAGTTAGTAGAAAAGGGCTTAAATATATCTTAGTTCCTGAGTATCACAAAAAAGGCGGTATACATTGCCACGCCCTTATAAACGATTGTGACTTTAAGTTCGTTGATAGTGGTACACGTCTTGTTAAGGGTCATGACAAGCCCCTTAAAATAGATACTATAAAGCGCCTGCATATATGTGATAAACTCGGCTGTGATATATCTGATTTGCCTGTTGTGTATAACGTGTCTGATTGGCGTTATGGTTTCTCAACCGCTATTCAGACTTACGGACAAATGTCTAATTTAGCTTTCTATGTCACTAAGTACATAACAAAGGACGTAAAGAAGATATTCGGCAAATTCTTCTGGAGTAGCAAGAACATTGTCCGCAAAACTAAAGAGATCTTTTGCAATTCAGACTTTAAAGACGATTTGCCGATAGTTTCTCCCCCTCGTGCTAATGTCTGTTATCAGTATGAAAGTAGTTTCACCTTTTCAAGTCAAGTCGAAAAGAACTGCAATGATATACTTCAATATCTTAAAGAGAATGGAAATGATGATGTCCTATGATTTTTAAAGAATGGTTTGAGATGTTCTATAACGCATACTGCGTTGATGTGATAGCCTATGATTGCTATAAGGACTATTACTATATAAATCAAAAACACTTCGGTTATATAGCCGATATGGAGCTTCTGAGCGTAAAGCCTATTGATATTCAGAATTGTCTTAAATCCACCCTATCTTACAGTAATGACCGCCAAAGACGTTCATATTTCTTACTTAAACGTGTATTCCGTGAAGCTATAGTTAATGGTTATTGTGACAAAAACCCTTGCGACTATATTAAACCTCCAAAACGTATAAAAAAAGAAGCTGAATATTTTAGCCCCGATAATCTCGTACATCTCTTTGATGATGATAGTAGAGTTTGCAGAATGTTTCAGCTTGACTTGTAGACAGGTCTCCGCCGTGGTGAACTTCTCGCTCTTAGTTGGGATAACATTGACCTTGATAACAGATATCTTAAAGTTTGTCAGACACTCGTACATACTTCATGCGGTGATAGGATTGTACAGACCACAAAATCTCGCCGTGATAGGCTTATCCCCTTGCATAGTAATGCAATAGCTATTCTTCATCAGATACGCTCTCAGGACGTTTCAGACGGCTTTCTGTTCGTTTCACCTATAACGCATACAGTAATATCTCTTAGACGTTATAACAGGCTCTATAGAACGTTCTATGAGCAACAAAAAACAAAGTATCCTGATTTACAGTATCTCACCCCGCACAAGCTTAGACATAGCTATGCTACGTATCTTATTCAGTGCGGTGCAGATATTGAAACCCTTAGAGCATTGCTCGGACACGTTGATATAACAACTACCCAGCGTTATGTACATAGCAATTTTAATCAGATGTGCAAGGCTGTGAATAATCTCAAATTTGAATAATAAAGGAGTTTTTAAAATGAAAAGTAAATTTTATACGGAGCAAAAACATAAAGAAACTATGAATCTCGCTGATTTGCTCGAAGGTTCTATAAATCGTATGTGCGTTACTGCTGATATGGATGAATTACGTCGACTTCTGATGAATTCAATGTGTAGCCTGTCTGAGTTGTATATCGTCAATCGTAAAAAACTCAAGGAGCGTTTTTCTCAAAATGATTTCTGAATGTGCAAAGCTGTGAATAATCTCAAATTTGAATAATAAAGGAGCTTTTAAAATGAAAGAGTTTAATTTTTGGTGTAAAGAAAATACTGACCATGGCGAATGTGCCGATAAGGTATGCGATTATGATAACTGTTGTTGTTATGCCCACTGTGAGGAATGTATATTTTATCTTACAGATTCTCCTGCTTGTGAGAATTGCTCTGTACCTTGTTATGATGATTAATATTTACTTGTGAAAATCTTTAGCACTATTCAACTAAAAAAACGGCTCTCCACAATAGCGGAAAGCCGTTTTTACATATTGGTCGGAGTGACCGGATTTGAACCGACGACCTCTACCACCCCAAGGTAGCGCGCTACCAATCTGCGCCACACCCCGATATCGTATATATTATACCCGATTTGGATACAATAGTCAAGAGTTTTCAGTCAAAATAAAAAAATTGCAATGTAGTGCTACAATAGATATTGGACAAAATTAAGAAAAAAGAAAAGAGAGATAGACAAAAATCTGATAAAATAAAGTTACCACACCAAATTCAAATCAGAAAGGAAGCCTATCTCTCATGAATAGTATAACACAAGATATGAAGTTTCGTCAATCCTTAATGAATTACGCAAAGAAATATGGAGTGAGCCGAGCGAGCAGAAAATACAATAAATCACGTTCATATATATATTTCTGGCTGAAACGCTGGGACGGAAGTGTGGAGTCCCTTGCAGTTAAATCACGCCGACCGCATCATCATCCCAACGAGCATACCAAGGAAGAAATAGATCTTATTAAAAGGTATCACAAACGAAACCCAACGCTTGAGCTTCCCGAACTATGGCATCGTCTCAGAAAACAAGGGTATACACGCTGTCTTGAAAGTCTTTACAGGGTTATGAAAAAACTAGGAATGCTTCCGAAAAAGCCGAAGAAAGCGACGTATAAACCAAAGCCATACGAGCAGATGACATACCCCGGAGAGCGTATTCAGGTGGACGTAAAGGTAGTTCCGAGAAAGTGTATAGCTGACCCAGAGATGAAGCTGTACCAATACACGGCGATCGATGAGTATACCAGGATAAGATTTTTATACGGATATGAGGAGCAAAGCACCTATTCTTCAGCAGACTTTGTAAAAAGGCTGGTGAAATGGTACAAACGCAGAGGAATAACGGTGAAATGTATTCAGACCGACAATGGATTTGAATTTACTAATCGCTTTTCGCCAAGCAAAAGAGACAAGAAAACGCTGTTTGAGAATACGCTCTCACAACTTGGCATTGAACACAAACTCATTCGTCCATATACGCCTAGGCACAATGGCAAAGTAGAGCGCAGTCACCGAGAAGATCACAACAAATTCTATTCGTGCCATAGGTTTTATTCCTGCGACGACTTAAACGTGCAGCTAGCTGCACGTTTAAGTCGAACAAACAACCGTCCTATGCGTCCCCTCAAATGGTTTTCGCCTATCGAATTTCTTAATAATAGTGTCCAATATGATTGACAAACCTACAAACAGAGGTCTGCGGAAAGTTTTTCGGTTATGCACAAAAAAAGCCGCACAAATTGTACGGCTTAGAATAATATGAAAATTTATTCTTTACAAATTGAAAGGGCAAGCACAAACGGGACGTCGGATTTCTGCAAAGCAGAAATTGCACCGCTCCCCTACAATAACATTGATAGTATTTATCAATACTTTATTTTCAGGGTCTTGCCCGGAACGCTCACGCCGTCTGACAGAGTGATAGGGAGCTTTTGCTCCTCAGAGAAGCCGATAGTTTCGCCGTCTTTAAGCTCAACGCCCTCAGAAAGCACATACTCGGAGATAGAAAGCAAAAATCCAAGCAGGTCGTTAGGCTGTTTTGGAGAGTCAACTATCTCCATTTCCTCATATCCGAAAAATCTCATGCCTGATGTGAAAGCGCAAAGACCTGTTTTAGCAAGATACATACCTGTGTAGATAAGAATAGGCATCGGATACTCGCCGTCTTTGATAGTTTCAGCAAAGTTCACATAGAAATTCTTCTCATAAACTGTCGGGTCTTTATAGATACCGATAGCGTTATCGAGCTTGAGCAGAGAGCTTGCCACCTTTGCAAAGAGGATAGCCTGCTCAACAGCGCTTGTTTTATTCATTACAGCGAGCATAACGTGCGCCTGATGCTTAGCGACCTCGTTTGCGCCCTCTTTCCAGAGAATATTATACTTTGCCGCATTTTCAGCTTCCTTGTTAGGAACTGGGTTAGGCATAAGTGAGCAAGCGACCACCATATCGCCAACCTTGAATACCATAGCGTTGTCTTTTACATCGTCCTGCGGAACGATGTTCCAATCGTCTTTCAGAAACTTTTTAAATCTGAGCCAATCCATGTTAGCGTCTGTGTAGAGAACGAAGCCTGCAAGGACGTTGCCTTCCTTTTTATCGTCCTTGGTTTCCTGAACGTTTTTGTTTTCTTCTGACATTTTGTTACCTCCATAAGATAAAGTCTGTTGAGGTCATTATAGCACACTTGGGGAGAAAATGCAACAGGGGGAGGTAAATGAGGAATGAGGAGTTGTTCAGTTGTCAATGATAGGTGACACATCTTCTCAAAAAATAATGTTAAGTAACTAATTGCAGCTTTTCATTTGG